TTGCCGAAATAACTCAGTTGGTAGAGTAACTCATTCGTAATGAGTAAGTCGCGGGTTCGAGTCCCGCTTTCGGCTCCGAGTATAGCCTATATGTCAAGTTTTATTGATGCTTGATTTATAGGCTTTTATTGTTAAAGTATTGATGTATAGCGCATTTGCGGATAAACTCAAAATAAATGTTTAACCGTTTACGTGTGTCTGAAAATGTATATAAAAGCATTTTGCAATACCACATTTTTAACGAGTATTGCATTGGTATTGCATCAGGTATTGCACTTTTCATGCATCCGTAGTAAAATCGCAAATGCGTATGTTAAAGTTACCTAAAGTCAGAGCGGTGTTTGACCGCAAAAAGAAATCATCCACCATTACTACAGGCATGGTGGAAATCGAAATTACGTTCAATCGTACACAGAGAAAGACTCTCTCATCCGGTGTGGAACTCTACTCTAACCAGTGGGAGGATGGGGTGGTAGTCCGTCATGCCGAGTCAAAAAAGTTGAACAAACAAATCACAGAGCTTATAAAAAAATATGAAGGTATAGCTCGTTCTATCCTTCAGGAAGGGGAAGAGGTGACGTATCAGACTTTTTCAGCAGCTCTTGAAAGAAAGTCTGGAAAATACGGTACGGACTTCATCGACTTTTGCTACGACGTGATGGATAGGAGAGGATTACGTGCGTCCACTCTACGTGCGCATAAGTGTACGCTTGAAACTCTGAGAGAGTCCAAAATAATTCGTACATTCGATGACTTGACTCCAGAGAATATCAAGAAGTTCGATACCTGGTTAAGGAAACAAGATCCAGACAGGGAACAGCCTACTATCTATAATTATCACAAACGCCTAAAGCCTTATATCAATGAAGCTGTATCATTGGGTATCATTGAAGAATCTCCTTATCTTAGATTCAAGGCCGAACGTGGAAAGCACAAGCCAAAGGAGGCCCTGAATGAAGAAGAACTGGCTGCTGTCAGGTCTCTTGAATTGTCGGATGAAAGCCTCAGCAAAGCCCGTGATTTGTTTGTATTCTGCTGTTATACCGGGCTGGCTCATGCCGATATGGACGCATTTGACTTTTCCCGTGATGTGGTAACTGTTCATGGATGTAACTACATCGATAAACAGCGCGTTAAGACTGGAACCAAGTATTACACTCCCATTCTTCCTCCTGCTATGGCTGTATTGGAGAAATATCATTACCAGCTACCTCGATTTACACAGCAGGCATATAATAGATTATTGAAATGTATAGGTTCCTTAATTGGTACAAAAAAGAACCTATCTTCCCACATTGCCAGATACACGTTCGCTACTACAGTCCTCCTTGCTCACGAGGTACCGATTGAATCTGTTTCTAAGATGATGGGGCATACACGCATACAAATTACTCAGGTGTATGCGAAGATTCTTAATTCAAGCATCGAAAAGCAGGCTGAGAGACTGTCTAATATTTTGTAAGAAATTGACAAATCATTTCACTAGTGAAATGATGTATACTGTAAACACTTCCTTTACGTTTCAACCAATCGTATATTTGCTTTATATTTTTTAATTATGGAGGTACAATGCATTACATTTAGAGCCAATTCAGAATATTATCGGATTGTGCTCAATGTTCCGATTGTTGGTTCTTCTCATGATGAGTTAAGAGCTAAGGCAAAAAAAGAGGTAGAACAATACATGTTCAAAAACTCTATTCCTGGTCCATACAGACTATGTTTTTTGTAAATAGTTTGTTCTGAAAAAGCAAAGCCCCTTCCGGATATTAATCTGGTTTGGGCTTTGCTAATAAAACCTATTTCTACATGTAAATATGCAAATATATATTTATATACATATTATTAAGATGAAATAATTTCAAATTTTGTGTGACATATAATCTTTCATATATAATTCCATATCATACAAATACGCAAAAGGAATCCAAATCCCAACTTGTTTTTTCCCTTCAAATATTGGATTCCCTTCTATTTTTAAGGTTCTTCCTTTTCCCGGTGTTACTATTTTAAATATAGCTGAATCGGGTATATTTTTTTCTTCTACATTAATAAAGAATTTCTTTTTGATTCCATTAAATTCCATAAAAACTCCATACATATTCAATAAATGTAAGAATAACCGAACAGGGCTACTATATAATGATTCCATTTTATCAAAATGTAATAAATATGAATCTGCTACTTTGTATGATTTAATATTTCCAAAACTTCTTATTATCTGAACTAGAGATATCAGAATCTTAAAATCTTTAGATAAGCCGACTTTTATTTTCTTTGTTTCAATAAGATATTCTACATTTTTTAATTGAACCAACGAAACATAATCTGGATTAAGGTAATAAAAACTTATTCCTGCCATTGTCAGTCCGAGTCTTTTTAATCTTTTTTTCAATGGTTCATCGATGGTTACATTACATTGTGGAATAGGTAATTGTACATTAACAGATTTGTTGATTAAAAACAATTCATCTTCAATATTTCTTTGTAATGGATTACTTAATACCTTTGATAATGTATCTGTTAACGCCAATTCATATTTTATGTAATCATTTTTATTTAGTCTTGAGAGTTCAAGGCCACTATCATCTTTTACCATATTAATAACCTCTTCTGTTTTCTCTGGTATTTTATCGACCTCAAAATGAATACCTAATCTTTTTGAAGATACTAACTGTAAAAGATATGAGACCGCATCCTTATATTTATCCTTATCTATTTTTTCCATAATCAAAACTCCAAAATATCAAACTCACCCGAATGTAAATCAGGTATAATATATTCTTCACTTAAAGGATGAGCTTTTAATTCAGGTGATACTTTTTGTATTCTATCTTTAACCATATTGTAATTTATTACATACAAAAGTGGTCTGAAATCTTCTAATTCAGCCTTCTCGATAGTCTGATTTATTAGTTCATATTCTTCATCAGTAATTTTATTATCTCTCAGATTAATCGTAGCTCCTCTTTTTAATCCTGCAATATTTTGCTTTATTTTATCACTGTGCTTATCTTTTCTCTTAATATCCTCTTTTATGGTCTTGTATATATTAAGAGGAGAAGAACTAGGTGGAGTATCTTTTCCTATATCATATCTACCTAAATTCTCTGGATCAAAAAATGGAGTACACCAAACATAATGTGCATCATTATAAAACATTTTACATAATTTATGAGCCAGATACGTATTGGTAGAATATAAAAACAATATATCTTTTCTCATTATTCAAAAACATACATAATACAAAATGTAAATATATACGTTTCAAATGACATTACCAAACAATACGAATCTCAAATTTTTCGTCCGATACTTCTATAAGTTCATGCATATCTTCAACTTCAATATATTCTTATATATGCTAGGCTAAAAATAGAATTTCTATATAGAAATTCTATTTTTTAAGTTTATAAACAAAAGTCCATACTATAAAAATTATTGTGATTACCAGTATCCCGATTGTCCATCTGCCAATATTGACACAGAATTTCTGCCACTTGGTCAGCTCTTTTTCGACTGGATAAGGAACTTTCACTTCTTTCGTTACCGTAACCTCTTTTGATGGCAAGCAAATTGTATCTCTCAGTGTTTTCATCTTCGCCAGTAGATTACCTAGGCTATCAATGGTAAGCTGCGCCTGAGCGTTCTTACTGTTTGCGATGTCCAACCATTTCAGTACGACCTTCCCGTTCTCGTCGCACTCTAACAACGCCCGGATGGTAGCACTGTCAGGAGGGATCTGTACTTCAACCAATTTCTCTATTACCACGCTATCAGCTTTGGTTTCAACCGGAACATACTTCACTGTCTGGCAGGAATAAATGAGAACGAGGCACATAAATGGAGCCAGCGTAATGCACCAGCTCACCTTATCCATTATGTATTCGTATAACTTCATGGCTTCACTACGATTTCTGGGATAAAAGGATATTCCGCACGCACATCGAAGCAAGGACACATCTTTGTCCACTCATTCGGTTCTACGATTCCGTCACCGTCAAAATCTGGCGATGTGTCACGATGGCCCAATACCTCGACAATCTGGAACTTTCTGCAAAGTTCCTTAATTAGCTTGGCCAACGCCTTTTTCTGTTCCGGCGTTCGTGTATCGGCAGCCTTTCCGTTTGCATCCAGCCCACCAATGTAGCAGATACCAATGCTGTGCTTATTATACGACACACCGCTAAATCCCTTAGAATTGCAATGAGCGCCGTCTATCGTCAGACTGCGGCCAACCTCTACCGTACCATCCATCCTTACCACATAGTTGTACCCGATACACTGAAAGCCACGGGATACGTGCATCTGATTAATCTCCTTTTTACCTATGTCCTGTCCAGCACGTGTGGCTGAACAGTGAATTATTATTGAATCTATTTTGTTCATAATAAAATTACATCTATATTTGTGGAGTTCTACCAAATGGTAGGATAGTTAATAAAAAAATTTATTCCAAGGAGTGCAGTGGCACTCCTATTTTATTTTTTGTCCTCCTTTATTTTTTTGATTAGCTTTTGCGCTTCTTCAGGAGTAAGGCACTCTACAATTTTTGCGGCCATATCTGCTACATCTGCAGCATGGCTCTTTTTCTTTCGTAGATTCTCTACTACGGAAAATCCCTCAACGAACAGAACTCCAGCTGTACCGATAACTGCTCCGTATGGTAAGTTATACCATGGGAAGCATAGGCCCAGAATGTCAATTAGGATGAAGAACATAACCAGTCTGTAATAGTCGACGATTTTCGTACCTGTCTTACGTAGTGGCCGGCTACATATCTTTTCCTTGTTTGCTCGTGCAGCATCTATTCCGGTCCACATATCCAGCAGACATGCAAAGACTATAAGTACAAGGCAGGCGAATATAATTGCCACGCCAGCCCGTAAATCCTGCGTAATAAACCCTACATACTTTTCCATTAGCTTACATGTTTGTCAGACCATCCTTTTGCTAACCATCCCAAAAACACGCCAAATATGAATGCTCCAGTCGATACGATACTCACCCAAAATGGAACATACTGGTAATATGCCAGTATCCCAATAATCACGACTACTACAATGGCCAATAGAATCAATTTACTTTTCATAATTCCTCCAATTTTTAAAATTAATATTCTATTACTAACATCTACATTGTCTGACAAATCGGTGAAATTGGTAGCACTTTTATGAAAAAGTAAGTTGGTAGAAACCGGGTAGAATAAGCAAGCTAGTTACTATTTTCTACCCAATTTCTACCACTCAAATAATTTTCAATACAGCTTTCTTTATTTCAGTTGTTTTCATTCATACCCATAAGTCCTGGCGGGACTTATTGGAGTGGCAACCGAAGAGAAAGATGGATTATTATCTAAGGATGGATTTATTGGAAGGTCTGTCTCAGACCTTAATAGTATGGGGTTAGGTATAGCCAGATTTTCACCAAGCACATTAAACATACCATCTGGACTAACATACGATTATGGAATTGCCGTATGTTTTACGTTTGGTAATGTTCGATGTCAATTTGCATTCAGTTCAATGAACGGATTATACTTTCGTGTTCTTTGGGACTACTGGTTTGGATGGAAACAAATCGGTTAATCAGCTTAGTTGTCTCCATGCGCTCCAGTTGTTAAGCCCCCAGCTCATTCTTGTGTATGATGTACCGTTGTCTGAAATTGCAAGCTGAGAAACAGAGCCACCCGCTCCATCTTGAAAAACAATAATATGCCCAAGCTCTATCGGATAGTGCTTAGAAGATATATCTTCACCCCAACAATACACTGCATAAAATCCTGAACCGGTAAGATTATTAGCATCCGTATTAATATCAACGCGGTCTCTATATTTGAACGGGAAATCAATAAGTCCCGCCAGAACTGACGCAACCTGCTCTTTTGTCATTACCCCAACGGCATTTCCGGCTGCGTTAATAGCGACAAAACTAGAGATGTCTTCTAGCTTTGGAAGGGCCAGTGTAGACTTTTTCAAAAGTTCCGCTTTCGCAATTTTATGCGGCACGCCATCCGTGTCGTACACCTGTACGGTTTCTCCGTCTTCTACGGTACTCTGTGCTTTCATCCCGTCAACATAGCTTTTAATGCCAGATTTTTCATATCCGGCCACTTTTTCATTAACCTGTCCGGCTTTTCCTTCATTAGCATAGTCCAGAATATCATCTGTTGTTTTACCATCATACTTTGATGTATAGCTTAATTCTTCCATATCATTTACATATTAAGATTAATAATATTATCAATGCCGTGTAGATTATAATTGCCTTGTCCATAACTAATAAAATCCCATTCTTTTTACTTCAAAGAAAAAAGCACCACCCTGACCAGTTCCATCTGACATATAATTCAGTGTAAATTCAGTATTATTTTCAATACTTACGTAATATGTTCCAGATGAAAATGATCCCCTTGACATCGGTGTTACAATTACCATATATTCATCTTTTACTGTTCCCCATTGTGAAGGTATAGTTACTTTATAGCTTTTACTTGATACTTTGGTAAATGATAAGGAACTGCCGTCAAAAGTGTAATACTTTTTTGAATCGTCTCTCAAGTCAACGTAACCTCTGGCCAATACCTTATCAGGACGCCCCATGGCGTAGTTTACATCCAAATCTTCCCTGCATGTGACAATCCATCCATAGAAAGTATCACCAAGCCCATACCCAATCAGTTGAACTATCTCCTTGTTCAATATCAACTCATTGTAGCTTCTTCCATATTCGTAGAACTTTGCATTACTTGATGAGATTGACGCCTCTCCTGTACCAATGCAGCATACGGTAATCTTTCTTCCTATCTGTTCTTTTCCTGTTGGTATTGAATATACCTTTGTCCAGGAACCTCCACCTTCAATAATGATGTTATCATTGTAGTTCGTGTTAAATGAATCGGATACCTTGGAAAATGGACTTCTAAGGGATCCGCGCATAAGCACGTCCTCAAAATATCCATTAATAGCTGTAACATTAACAAATGTCGCTCTTCCATCCGTATCTATCGTTGAATAGATTTTTTTCCCATCACCAATTTCAAGTTTCTTGGCTTTGATGGCACCGGCAATCAATTCCGATGTGATGATGACAGCCGCATTTATCAAGTCCGTATTGATAACCCCGCCTTTTATTATAGTCCTACCTGCCAGTGCTTCACCGACCAGGCTTTCCCATCCATCGTATCCGATATACTGGGCCATACGGTCATTAATCTGTTCGGCGAAGTCCAAAGCATCGTCAAAGTTTGACATACCACTACCGCCCAGTACTTCAATCATTCCTTCAACACGCAATCCCTTTGATTGTGAATAAAGGAAACAGCCATTCTTCCCTTCATGGCCGATTTGGAATCGGCATTCTTTCGTAACTCGGTCATACCTTGCCGTAAGTATGTCTCTCTCGGATAGTGAGTAACTGTTGATTCCTTGATAGAATGTTAGATAGGGAGCACCGTCTCCGTATGCAGACAGCACAACTGCAGCCTGAAAATCCGGGTCTGCTATGTCTCCAAGCTGTACCATCACGTCACCCACTTTGGGTATATCGCTTCCTTCGTCACAGTGGTTTACAGAAACCTCTATCCAGTTATCACCTACAGCAGTGACTAACCGCCACCAATAGTGATTGCTCACATTTTCATATACTCCAGATTTGATATTAAATGTCTGAGAGCGTACCAGGTTACCCACACGGAAACGGTTCTCGATGGCTGTATCTCCATCATCTGTCAGGAAGTAACATCGGTACACTGCTCCGTGTTCGCTTGGCTGTACGTATGCTCTGCTGCCATCTGAATAGTATTTCGCACTACCATCCGCATAATAGAACGGAACCGCATCAATACGCTCTACCTTTGTTATCGTTGCTCTGGCACCTGAAGCGTTGAACATGAAGGAAGCTCCGGCCAGCTCGGTCTCCATTATTGACAACATTTGAAACTCGGCCTTTTTACGTACATACAATCGGTCAAACCATCCTACCGAATCACCATTTTCTTCTTGTGCTATACGCATACCAGCCCCCATCATTCCGGTTACGAAGTCGGGCGACTCCAGGAAAGGAGATATAATACCTCCCAAGAGTTTAAGAAGATAGTTTGTCTGGTCTTCTTGATCCTTACGCAAGAATATCTTCTTTAGTTTCTCGTTATTGTCTTCAATTTCTTTAATAACCCTTAGAGCGGACATTATATCCTCATCTGTTATTTCTCCTTCGCTATTTTCCTTTAAAACAGACTTAATAAGCTCCGATGCTATTTTTATCCCTTTTAAGAAATTAATGACTCCGCTTGCTGTGTCATCAGATTTTTTAGATAGAAACTGTTGCCTGAGAGTAGCAAGGTCAACTCCTCCCTGATTCACGATAGTTGTATTTCCTCCAGAACCACTTCCTACTACTGTAGATCCTACTGGATAGTTTCCACTTCGTGGTTTGTTTGGTATAACAATGCTTTTAATATCTACTTGTTTCATATTTCTATCATGATACAGTTGAACCTGTTTTTTCTATAGTCTATGTCGCCTCCGGCATTAATGTATTTCTTGTTAACGGAATATTTGTCTGACAAAACAGTATAGGGTTTTATATTTGCATTCTTAATTACCTGAGTAAGCTTAATTTTTGGTGCGCTGTAATGGTCAACAATACGGCGTATTAGAAATTCTTCTGGACGAACTGATGACGCTGTGATGCCGCAATATAGGTTGTTGGTCAGATATTCGTTATTCATCGTGACCTTACTGTAACATGCTCCATCATTGTTATAACTACTTATTTTGAATTCTATTTCATCAAGTTCATTTATGTAATTTTCGTTTACAATATTCTCATATATTCTGTCTGAATTATCATCGTCTTTCCCATAATCTTTATACTTTTGGTAGTTCAATTCGAATGAATTCAGATACATTGTTTCCAGAGTTGGTGTAAATGCCATTTCGACTCTAGGCGCATATATTATAAGTTCTAAATCTCCAGCAATAATTCTGTCATCTGGTAATTTTATTATATACCCTTTTAATCCATCCAGTCCGTCATTCAATGTTCTGGATGTAATAAGGTCATAAGTTCCTTCATACTTTGATATGTCCGCACTTCCCTGAGCTGCTTCTCCCTTCCAGTTTATTTCTAAGTTATTAGGGTAACTCGGATTGTAATCTGGATTATTATCCCAATAATAACTACCATCAGATCTGCCATGATAATAATTGTTTCCTATCCTTAACTTAAATCTGAAGTCATAAGATTTTATTCTGTCTGCATATACTTGATTTCCGTTATAGTATGTTATTCTTGCAACTTCTGTAGAAAAGTTTATAGCAAACACTCCTTCTGAGTTATAAACAGATGGTACACCTTTAATTTTTATAAGCTCGTATTCTTCGGGATTCTGAAATATAACATCCTTTTGATTTGGAGATAATGGTATAACTATTCTTTCTTTATATTCCCAGTCCACTCTGCTTGGATTGCCTGACTCATCTTTTTCAATGAAATCATAGTTCTGTGGAATAGCTCCCGTTATTTGAGATTTCTGACCACTTTCGAATAATTCCTTTTCTTTCGATATATCTATAGGATGTGGTGTTTTGTCTCCTAAATAGTTATACTGAAATACATTCATTAATATTTTCTCGTTATTAGGCCTTTTCCATACAAATCTTCTGAATAAATTTGTGTACGAATCCTCTACGGTTCCAATATCTTCAAAATCATCAAAATCAATTTTCGGCAGTGCGTCTCCTACTGGATAATTACTGCATCTAATGCTAGCTTTGTTATATCCTGGCAATATGTCAAGTGTATGGTCATTTCCTGCAAATCCAATATCCTGTACATTAATTCCATCTGCTTGAACTTGTGTATAGCTTGACATTTCACTGGTGTATTTGTAGTATTCTCCATCTTCATTATCTACATCAATGAAAAATAGTTCTCCGTTCCAATCTGCACATGTCCAGTTCATCAGTTTCATAATTTCTTCTAACACTTCTTTTAATGACATAGGATTATCATCTTCATCGAAGAAGTTTTGCTCTGATACCATCATTCTTTCTAGTGGATTATTCCAATTGTTATATTCAGATTGTGACACACCATAGACATGGGGTATATATATAGCTGTGTATAAACCTCGTGACTCTTCTACGCATTTTTTTAGTAATGACCATAACGATACAAATCCTCTTTCTTCTCCAGCCTGTTTATATTCTACAAATTCCAATACAGACATAGCCGAGTAGCAGTTAATTTCAAGATTAAATTTATCGGACGAATAGTCCTGCGTATATAGTTCTGGCTTGATGAATCCACACCACACTGCAACTCCGTTTGCATACAGTGTTATTCTGTGCATTCGGTAATCCGTACTGAACAGGTCCTGCAAGTAATCACCACCGAATATGGCCATTGTTGCTGTACTGAATCGGGTAGGAGTGTAGATGAATTCTTCACTGTCTATCGTGACTGTGAATGGTGATGTTTGTCCTTTCAATTCTGTAACCTTGCCTGTATATCCTTCTCGTTCTATTTTTACTTCGTATACCTTCCCATCTTTCGATGCAAAAGGTAATGTGTAGATTAATCCGTAACTCATAGTTTCTTTCCTGTATCTTTCATGTAATTCCTAAGCGCCAAATAAATATCACTACCGCGTACACGGTCAAAGCTTATTGCTATTCCACTTCTATCATCTTCTGCCATGTGGTATAGTTTGGCTTGCTGTTTCTGGTTTAATATTAATTCTCCGGAATTAACTCTGGCTAAAAGTTTATCACCGAAATAACTATTTCCTCCTACTATTCCTCCTTTTGCAAATTTGGGTATTGCTGCCATAGACGCAATTAAAGCTGTAACAGCCGCTACAGCCATTGCTGCTCCGACAAATGGTATAGGAGCAACTGAGCTTGCCGCACCTGTCACAGCAGCCTCAGCATTTGCATTTGCTTCTGCTTTCTTTACCGGAATTAACGCCATGATGGCTGTTACAGCTTGTGCGGCTCCTTGTATGATATTAGTAAAATAGCTAAGCGCACTCTGAGAACCATTATCGAATGTTCCTGATAGACTTGATAGTGCTGATTCAACACTTAGTATTGCATTCTCGTATTCATTTATTGTACTTATTTGCTCTTTTACACCTTTGTCGTTCCAATTTGTTTGACTTATTTTATTCCATCCATCCGGAAGTCTGGCCATCTTGCTAAATGTTGACTTTGCATTTGCCATGTCTGCAATTTGTTTTGTATCAAACGCAGGTTGACTGTACTTTATAGCTAAGTCCATGTATCGTTTCTTCTGTACTAGCTCATCCAGTTCCGTACTTAATCTTATTCTGTCACCATCTGATATTGCTACGGATATTTCTTTCTTTTTTTGTGAAATTTGGTATTCTACGTCTGCGATGGAACCATCCGGTCTGGATGCTTTTTCTTTTGCTAATCGTGCGGCTTCTTCTGCTGCAGCTTTTTCTTTTGCTGCTTTAGCTGCAGCTTCCGATTCCTCTTTAGCTTTTTTTGCAGCTTCAGATTGTTGTTTTATACTTTCTACATGATTCTTTAGTTCTGCGTTTATTAGTTCATATACTTCTTTTTGTTTAGATGCAATCTCATATAATTCTTTTGCTTGTTTTATTCTTTTTGTTTCTTTTCCTCCAAATCCTGAATTCAGTGTTTGTGCCTTTGCAAATTCATATTCTTTTCTGTACTTTTCTACAAATTGAGCGTCAGGAAACAGAGTCCTTGTGTAATCAGCCATTGTTTTTTGATATGCAAGCTCTGGAGTCATACCTTGACCTACATACAAATCCATTGTTTTAACTGCATTTGACACATTGTCTCTATTGTCGTATTTCAGCTTTTGTTCATCTGTCATGGCTAAGGCACGTGTAGCCCAGTTTACCGCATCTCTTAAGTTGTCTACTGCATTCTTCAGATACCCGTTACTTCCGGCCATTGTATTAATGAATGAAGTCCAGGAACTTTGCAGTTTCCCGATACTTCCGGACAGATTATCATTATTAATCGCGGCTTGGTCATAAGCTGTATTGGTATCCTTAATGCTTTGGCTCAATTCATCAAATGCATCTTTCTCCTGAAGTATAGCAATTGCAGCCGTTACAGACTCCTTACCAAACATCTTGGTAAGCTGTACAGCATCCAGATTCATCTTTGAGAGATTATCAATGGCTGTACTTAATCCTACTACAGACGGCCTTAAATTTTGGTCTGCGGAACTTTCCAGCGTCAGGAATATATTTCTCAGGTTGGTACCAGCTGATGCTGCATCTGTGATTTTTGGTGCAATGGCTTCAATAATGGCCACTAGTTCATTGAACTTTACGCCTGTACTGCTGGCTGCACCACCGGCGTTTTCTATGGCTTTGTTCAGATAGGGAATGTCTGCACTACCTTGCTGTGATGCTGCGGCCAGTATGTTGATATAGTTTGCAGCTTCCGATGAACTGGCTCCCATCTGATTCAGTGCCCCGGTTAAAGCCTTTGCTGCTGTAGGTACATCCAGCTCTGCAGCCTCAGCCAACACTACAGCAGCTTCAGCCGTTTGAGTCAACGCGGTTTTGTTTTTCAATAGTTCCGGCATTTGGCTACCTATCAACTTGAATGCGTCTACCATCTGTGAGGCTGACTGAGTTGAATCCATTCCCATGCGTATTGCTTCGGTCCGGAAATAATTCAACTCCTGAGCCGATACACCAGTCAATGACCGCAAGGATGAAAGTGACTTTTCAAATTCCATGTTGGCCGTTACAGCTGAATGAATAGAAGTGCTGATTCCTACAAATGCAGCTGCGTAGCTTGTGAATGTGGTCAGTCCACTAAATACCCCTTTAGATGTGGCAGCAAATCCTTTCAGATTTTTTTGTGCCTGATACAGATTCTTATTGAATCCGTCCGCATTAAGCAATAATCTCGTGAATATGTTACTCATAGTTTTTTCTCCATTTGTTTAGCTCGTTTCCTTAACTCTTCCAATTCTTCCCGGTTTACTCCCTTTTCAGATTTATCCTCATCTTCCAGTTTCATTACATCATCAAGCTCAAGATTTTTTCTTGACTGGCTTTGGAATATGGCCCACATAATTAACCTTGTATTCTCAATTTCAGCACGTTCTTTTCTTCTCATTCCTCGCATGAAAGCCGCACATTCAATAAATGTCATTGAGTCAAAAAAATAGGCAGGAGATACGCCGCCCCTGCCTACTATTTCCTCGTATAAAGACATAACGCTTGCAGGCTTATCTACGTTGCTTCTTTTTTTTTACCCTGGTCGCGTTTCTGTGAATCATTCAAGACTTTTTGGAATGTTTCAAATACGTCTTTGTTTTCGTCACAATAGTCAATCAGCTCATCAAAAGTTAATGTGTAATCTTCATTCAAAGCCAGAAGGGCACAATGCATCAGCATATACAAGTCCTGCAACCTTTTTCCTTCAAAAGGATGCCCGCATACTTCTTCATACTTGAAAAGAACTCTGAGCGAAAAACGTATGTTGTATTCTTTTTTCTTTATGATTACTTTCATCATCCTGCTGCTTTAGCTTTTTTTTCTAATTTGCCTACTCCCTTGAAGCTAGCAGATATTTGTGAGTTCTCTCCGTTTGCGCCTGTAAGTGATACAGATGTAATGATAGCTGATCCCTGATAGTAAGTTTGCTTTGGCGTTTCTGATGGAGCAGTCCATCCTCCTTCCGGAACACCATCATTTGTTACGTTTGTCGGGATACCACAAATGATAGGTACTTTTTCTCCGGCCATACATTTATCCAGCAAGGTTTCGTATGATATGTCTACCGGAGTTTCTTCGTCTGCTGAACCTATAGATTCAGACGATGCTTCCCATGATAACTTAGTTACTTCCGAATCATCCCACATTCCTGAGTCTTTCGATGCGGTATCGCTTGTTTCCGCATTCAGTGTCAGTGTGTGACTGGTGGCTAAAGCAATAGCTTTTCCATCCACAAAAATCATAAAGTCTTTTCCTTTTAATGCTTTCCGTTTTGCCATAGTTATACATCTATTTTAATGGTTAGTTCTATTATTCCACCAAACACTCCATCATCCTCATCAAAATCCCAAGTGTTTACTTTTATTTCCGACACATCCAGATAGTCTACTTCTTCTACATCCCCAGAAAACAACCTTTCCATTTCCGATATGAGCTGTAACGGCACATCCTGATTTTCGCCAAACACAGCTATCGTAGATGTGATTTCCCTTTCATACTCTCCATCTTTGGTGTCACTGGATGCATTCAGCTTTGCGTTCTGAATGATATACGGCAGCTTCACATTACGCATGATTGCAATAGGGTATATTTTCCCTTCTATAATCTCTTGTATGGTGCTGTCTGATTCCAGTCTTTCCTTTATGTACCTGAATATATCTGTGGTGTTCATCGTTTGCTTGCTATTTTCTGGATATGTTTTTCTATATGTTTCTGTAAGGTTGATTGTGCCTCATTAATCTTTGATTTTGACGCTGTTGAAAAGAAATGAGATGCGGTAATCTTTCCTGTATATCTTTCTTTTCTCAATCTCCTTGAAAACATTCTTTCCTTTTTTATCCTTTTGTTGAAGCGTTCATCTGTACCTTCTTCAAAGAATTTTAGAAGGAAAGAAGGATTTTCTTTCTTTGATGATCCTCTGCTTTCCTGAATATGTACTCTGAATCCAAGTGTCCTTTTGTATACCACGTATCGCACCCACTTCTTTAGGTTTGTTGTAGAAAGAAGAGTCCCTGACGCTTGGTTATGGACAGCCCCCAAATTAGTTTTAGCCTGCCTCTGTATCAATCTTGCGGATGCGGCCAGTCCTCTTTTTAATGCCCTTCTGGCTTCATCCGTGTTCATGTTAAGCTCCTTGAATAGCCTGTTGATTCTGGCTACATCAATTGTTACCTCCAGGTAATCTTTTTTTAAACTACTCATTGATTAGCTCTATTGTTAGTGTCATCATGTTATGAGATTGATCAGGGTTGATGGAGTTTATCTGGTAGATTTCGTTGTTGTATCTCACCCTCATTTCACGCTTTATGGCAGACCTGTAGTAGATTGTCACTTTGTTCACCTGATTGTGAGCATACTCCATGTTTGTTTCCTCATATTTACCGGATGCAAACTTTACAGTGGCTCTCACGGTTATGAAATCTTTCCATGAGTACTTTTCTCCGCCATGTGGCTTTTGTGTGATTTCTCTTTTGAGAATTGTGATTCTGTCTCGTAACTGACCTGCCTTCATTGTGATACTGTTATAGTGAATAATCTCTATATAGTTGGATAAGGTGTAAGGCTCCCTGAGCCAGCGTATGAGTCTGTGATACCGTCACCTCCTCTCTATTGTTGTAATACAAACCAATCGTTAGCATAATGGCTTGCTTTATTGGAGGAGGGATGACCTCTCCACCTCTTAAGGTTTTCAGGTCATCCGTACTTTTCAAACATAACTCTGCAGCCACCTTAGCTTCAGCTACTTCAATCAACGATGTAATGTAAGAATCATCTTCCGTGAAGTCTGATTCTACATTGAGATGCTTCTTTGCTTCATCTAAAGTGATATACATCGTTTACCCTCCTTATGCAGCTGAACCGTCTTTAAACAGTGCTTTTGCGATTGAATTATCACGTCTCAGGCAAGAATCCCAGTAACTGTTTACGATAATGCGTACAAATGCTTTATCGGCTTCTGTGTACGGGTCCACAGTCAAATCCAAAGCTCCCCACTGTCCGATAAGTAAATCGGCCCAGTTACCGAACAAAGCACCCCATTCTGTTCCCGACTTTTTGTAGACTGCATTTGTACGTAATGTATCGTATCCGTTCATCTGTCCGTTTTCCGACATAATGTAGCCGCTTACTCCATCGTTCTTCAAAGTCGTTTTTGCCAGGCCCACCAGTGAAGTATGTACAATGTATTTTGTGTTACCCATCAAAGCATTTGCCAAATCGACTGTCGTTTCAAGGTTTACGACACCTTTCCATGACAAAGCTTCTGATGCTGTTACATATCCGGTAAACAATCCGTCAGGCTTTTCAGCTGATGTTTCTGCACCTCCCAAAATTGTTGCTTCCAGTTTTGATGCAATTGAGTTGATGAGGTCTGCTCTCAGCATAGCCTCAACTCCCAAAGAATCCTGTACCAGCATCTGGCGTGATACCTTCAAGATAGAAGTAAGTCGTTTCGGCTTCATCGTTTTCTTGCTGAAGGTTCCAGCACCATCTGTTGCAGATGAGTTTTCGTTAGCCCAGTTTGAAGTGCTACCTGAGTAAGTTGGAATATCAATGTCTGATACAAGTCCTGTCAGCATGGTTGCTCCAGCCTCAGCCAAAACTAATCGGTCTCTCAACGGTTCCACAATGTTCATGAAATCTGTTTCAATCACGTTGGCACCTGCACTTCCGGCCGTAATTTCAGCACGTGATTCAACCGGTATAATCAGTGATGTACCACTTTTAGGAAGAATTCCTGACATTCTCAATGATGCTTCACCACGCTCATTCATTTTTCGTATGTTCTCACTGTAATGTCCTCCATCTGCCAGTTCCAGCAATGCTTTTCTCAGACTGAACTTTTCTCCAGTAGTATGTTCGTCTGCAAACTTCATTGCATCACGCTGTGCCAGTTCCAGATTGATTTCTGTCATACGAAGCTGTATCTCTGTAATCTGGTCCTTTTCTTCTTTAGACAACTCGCGTTTTTCCTGTTTTGCCTTGTTTACCAGGTCAACGCCTTTTTTGTACAACTGGCCTCTTTCTTCTGCCAGTTCAACTCTTGTTTTTTCTTTCGCCATAATTCCTACTAATTAAGACTGTTAATAATGTTGTTGTAATATTCTTCGCTTACTTCCTTCCGTTCTTCCAGTTCCTTTTCGGCCTGCTCTTTTCCTCTCATGCTGACCGTTGTTTTGCTGTATGCCGCATTGTATACAGGGGAAACATCGTATATCCTGGCAAACTGGCTGATAGTACGTTTCCATTTACCGTTTTTCATCCTTTCCCATTTCTCTCCACCGTCTGCTACAGTAAAGGCAAATGAAGATTGATTGATTTCGTTTCTTCTCAGGTTTTCCAGCAGTTCATCTCCCAGCATCGTGCGTGGTGCTTCAAATCTGTATTTTAACCCTTTTGAATCAACTGTCAATGTCAGTGAGCCTTTCCCGTTTACTGAGCGTGCCAGTATTCCTCTGTCACGGTTGTGGTTGAGTAAGGCAAATACATCACTTTTCTCAATCACTCCATCAAGCGCACCTCGTTCAATCACTTCTTCAAAATCCAGTCCGTCTGATTTTACACCAAAGAGCATGGCATATCCTTCTACTGTTCGCTTTTCATTTTCCTCTGTCACTGATACAGGGAATGTGGTATTTCTCTGTTCCAGCATTTCTTTTTGTTCACTCATAAATCGTTTTATTTCTAACGGAACATTTGTCTGACAAAATCCGATTATTCTTGATTTCCTTCTATTATTTTTTCTTTTACAGCATTTTTCAGCGTCATCACGTTTACCTGTACGAAAGCCTCGTCTCCATTTTCAATCCGGCTCATACCGATTTCTCTACGGATTTCATTTGGCGTGGCAGCTCCTACATTTGCCATATCTTTCCAGAAAGCCCCCTGGGCTGCTTTGTCTGCACGCAAGATGGCCGATGTGTTGAATTCTGCCTTGTACATGCTTCTTTCTGTTCTGCTGAATACTTTCCGGTTTATTTCTTGCTCTATCTTTGTGATGACCGGCAAGGCTGTATCTGTCAGATATTCAAGCTGTGTGGCTTCGATGGTAGAGTAGGAGGATTTGCTCAGGTCAAACGCTTTAACAGGAGATACCGAAAAGAAACGGCATATATCCACTACATTGAATTGGCGGCTTTCCAGCAACTGAGAATCTTTTGGTGAAATGGATATGGGCTGGTACTTCATGTTTCCTTCCAGGATTACAATACCACCCGGACGGCCATTATTAGAGTTGGAACGCTCTTCCCATTGCTTATAATTTTGTTCTTTTTGTTCCTTCGTCAGTCGTGCGCCTTCTATTGTAAGCACACCGCTTACGGCAGCTCCCGACTTGAAGAATCCGGCAGCATGTTCCTCTGAACTTGTAGCGATTCCTAAAGTTTGTCTGGCATGTGTTAACGTAGATACTCCGATAATTCCATCATAACTGAAATTAAGCACATGTATCATGTCGCATGGTTCAACCAGTTGCGTAAATCCGGATACCAGGTATCTTTTTCTCCTTATTCCTTCTTTGTCTACTATCCATTGTATTGATACCTGGTTGGATGGGATGTATACCAGTTGGATAGGAGTGACTCCATCCTCACCACGTTCTATGTATGCATATCCGTTCCCGGTCAGCAATACGGATGCCATAAGAGTTTTTATGAAAACGTAGCGCGTCATGTTCTCGTTTGGCTCCAGATCCAGCAGCTCATAGATAGGATGTTTCGTGTCTTTCATTTTGAACCCGGCTTCATCCAGCCTGAACACTTCCAGCGGCAATACAGCCACTGAATCAGATATTAGGTCCACACACCTGTACACCGTACTCAATAACATAGGGTATTCGCGTGATGCCAGCTGAATTAAACCTGTTCCTCCATAAGCTGACACCTGAGATATTTCCTTCTTGGAAATCTTTCTAAACTCGTAGCCAAATAATTTCATTTCGTTTTTATTTGAAACGAAATTTTTGTCAGACAAACTAATAAATCACATTATCGTATCTTGGGCACATCAGATAAACTCCCAGAGCTTCAATCATGGCAATTACCCCGTCAATCTTTTTCTCTTCGTATTGTTTGCTTGGTTTCGTGTTTCCGTTCTTGTCACGTGCCATTACCACATTCCTGAAACAGTGTCGGGTAATGATGTTATTGTCAATTACTGCCACTCCAGACAGCAATAATCTTTCCAGTTCTTTTGTCGGCTTGTTGAAGTTTCCGATGCTCTGTGAATACGGTTCCATCGGCAATCCTTTTTCTGTACAGTTAATGACGAACTGAGTAGCATTCCAGCTGTCATATCCTATGGTTACAATATTAAGAATCTGACCTATCTCTATAATCTTATTGAGGATAAAATCATAGTCCACCACATTTCCCGGAGTTATACATAAGGCTCCCTGGCGTGCCCATTCTCCATACAGTTCTTTGAATCGCTTTTCTGTTAATGCCGCCTCCGGAAGAAAGTAGAATGTTTTCCAAACCATCTTTTCTGTTGTGGGTATCATAACCGAGAATGAAGTCAAGTCTGATGTAGATGACAGGTCCACTCCGATAAAACAATCTAGCCCACTGTATTCTTCTAAGTTCACATTAGCCTGGCTAAGCTGGAAAAGAACGCCGAGGGCCGCATCACCGGCATCATCGCCCAGAACATGGATGACGACCACTT